AGTCCCGTGGCCTGTAGAATCCTGTCCATATGATTGCGAACTAAACTGCAATTGATCTTTTCCATAAACACCTGACAATGGGTTTGCAATCATTAGATATTTATGCCCTTTTTGGTTTTTAACAGGTTGCACAGAAACTGCACTACCTGTTGTGGTAGCCGTTCCGTTCAGTGTAATAATGCCATCGTCAGAAAACGTAGCCTTTACACCTGCACCTGTGACTACAGCAGGCACTGGTTTAACCAACTGATTCCAAACAATTGACCTACCACCCACAGACTTCACACTCATCAGCTTTGCCCCCGTAGGCACTGTCTTTGCGTATGCCGTATCACTATCAGTTTCAAACTTATGGGTGATACCCTGTCCTATATCATACAAAGCATCTACCCTACGTTTCATTTCCTTATCATTTAGTTTTATACTAGCTATATCAGCTGTATTCTCGGCAATCTTTCCAACAGCTGTTGTGTAGTCTTCAGGCAGGCTGTCAGCCACCGCCTGTGCTGTCTGTGCAGCAGTTTCAGCGGCTGTTCTGTCCTCTGCAACCTTAGCGGCATGGTCTGCCACTGTAGCCTTATCGGCTGTCACCTGTTCTGCCAACGTTTGCACCGCCTGTCTGTCCGCTGCAGTGCTGTCAGCACAGGTCTTGGCGGTTTTTGCATAACCTGCCGTTATTGTTTTGTCGGCTGTGGTCTGCTGTGCCGATGCAGATGCCTGCGCTGCGGATATCTTGGCGGCGTTCTGAGACTTGACTGCCTCAGCACGTGCGGCTTCTGCGCCCTGCATGGCAGTGTCTGCCTGCGTTGCGGACGTTTCAGCCGCTGTCTTTGCGGTTTCGGCACGTTCAGCCGCCTGCGTTGCCGTGTCGGCTGACAATCCTGCGTTTGTGGCAGATTTTTTTGCATTTTCAGCCGCTGTTGTCGCTGTTTCTGCGGCGGTGACAGCTGTCTGCATATCTGCGCGCACCTGCCTGCCTATGGCGTCTATGCGGTCCAGTGCGTCCATAGCCACGTCAGGTGACGGCACGGCAACATCGCCGATAGCTGCACCGATACGCAGGCGGAAAATTCGTGATTTTTTAACTAATATATACTCATCACCTGACAGTTTTTTCGCACATATTTGACAGCTGACTGTCTGCGCTGACCGCAGTATATCTGCTGTTGGCGTCCACTGTCCGCCTGTGATATCGATCTCGTAGGCAGTGCCGTCGCCATAGTCGATAGTCAGCACATAGCGGTCTGCACCGTCTACTGTCAGCCCTTCGACAGACACAGGGCGGGCATTTGTTTCACCGACATAGCCCAAAAGGGCTGTGCTTAGAGTTACGTCGTAGTCTGAATTTAATGTTATCGTCATTTAATCACCCCTCTTTACTCTATTGCAATATAGTCAACATAGTATGTTCCTGTTGGCACGTTTTCCACTGTTGACCCGTTATTTGCTCCCATGCAGACGTTCAGATAGTACGACTTTCCCGAACCACTAACGTGGGTGCAGAACGTCTTGTATGGTGTTGGTGCGTCTGTCTGCCGTAGTGTTGCTATAACCTGCTTAGGCACAAAATTCAGTCCAAGCGGTATCCTCATCAGCGCATTTACTCCCGTCATCTTGTGTTCCACAGTGCCATAGTGTATCTTGCCGGCTCGGCTCAATATCTCATCGATTTCCTCACCTGCGTGTTGCATAGGATAGTCATTTTCAGTGATATCCTGCGCCAATGTCAAATTTTCATCAGCCATTATCTCGCCCCCTTAAAGCTGTTCTTCAACGCTCAGACCTACCGCAGAAATGTCTGCTGAAAGTCCGCCGTCAAAGGTAAATCCTAAATTTGTTATCGGTATATCATAGCTGTCTGTGCCGTTGGTGTAGGTCACCACGTCACCTATGTCGAAACGTGGGTCACCAAGTCTGTGGTATAGCTCAGTGGTGTACCACGAAAAGCCTCCTATCCTGCGCCACAGAGATTGTAGCAAAGACTCTGTCATGTATGGATTTTCAAATTCCAACACACGTCCTTGCGTGGTATCTGTCACACCAAGCGACAGCGTTACATCTTCACCGACCTTGCAGATAATGCCCACGATAGCGTTCTGCCTTTCTGACAGCGTAGGCAGGTCTATCGTATTGTTATCCAACGTTTTCACGCTCTTGCCATACCACTTTCGGACGTACTTTCCGTACCTGTCAACATACCCGAACTGCCCCTGAGCTGAGGCAAGGTAAGACAGCATTTGCCGCATGGTCACGTCCTTTGGCACTGAGCTGACCTTGAAATAGAAATACTTTGAGTACAGCACCTTGCCGTTCTTATCTATCAGCCTTCTGCCGTTCTTGTCACGCAGTAGTCGCACCTCTGTATAATCATTGCCGTTCTGCAAGCCAAGCTGTCTGCAAATGTCGTCTTCAACGGCTTTATTCCAGTTTGGCATAGGGATATGCGGCACATATGGTTTATCCGAAAAGTACAGTCTGTCCGCCATTGTCAGCTGAACACTGCCACCCGACTTTTTCGACTTAACGCAGGTGAAACGTCCCATTGGTATCTTTTCGTCTGAAAGTATGCCTCTAGTTTCGTAGTCTACGAGATACAGATATGTGTCATACTCTTTGCCAAGAAACGCTGTTTCAGTGTCACTTATGGTCATGTTCCACGATTGCGAACATACTGCGCCCAGCTCGATGTCATCGGAAAGGCTTGTTGCCTGCATGGAGCTATCAGCTGACATAATGCTGTCACCTGATATAACGCCCTCTGCATTCTCTATCCACAACCTCCAAGTACGGCAATAGCTCTCGATACGCTGAGCCACAAGCTCCCCTGTTTTGTACATTCAAACGCCCCCTTTACTGCATTATCAAGTCCACCGCAACGCCTTTGCAGAACTGCTTGTTCTCGTCCCAGCCGAAAACTTCATAAGTTGGGTCGCCTGCATAAACGTCTAAAGTGCTTTCCTGAAATGTCTCATCAAGGAGCGTGATACTGAAAAACGGACTGTTAACGTTGGAGATATACTCATTGAGTTTTGCCGTCTCCTCGCCTGTGAGATGATACCATTTCAGCGTGACAGTTTTCTTTATGGCTCTTATATCGCCCACCATTTTGCAGTTAGCCGTCCGCCCTGCATTGTTCGACCATATCTTGTTGTTTGTAAAGCTCACTTCCGCAGGTGTGGCGACCCTTTCGCTGCCGAATATAAGTCCTCTGCTTTTCATTTTCTGCACCTCCTATGCCCTTATTGGCGACCTGCCGTTGCGTTTGATATAGTCGTTGATATCATCAATAACTATCTGTGTGATAGTCCTGCCATTGAGAGTCAGCGGTATGGTAACACTTATCTTCTGATTTCCGCCTGCTCCACCGTAAGACACAAGAGCCTGCAAAACAGCCTGTGTGATAGTATCCAGTGGTGCCTCGATATTCGTACCACGCTTCTGATCGCCCAGAACTGCAAGGAATTCAGAATTCGGCGGTATTACTGCACCTTGGGCAAGTTTGGGTATTTCGGGGATATCAATTTGGCTTAGGTCAAAGCCAAATGTCTGACCGCCAAGATCACCGGGAAGCCAATCAGGCGTCGTGAAGCTCAGCTCGTTTATGCCGTCGATTATCCAATTCAAAGCGTCCTCAACTGCACCTGTCAGACCATTTATAAGCCCGATTATCAAATTAATAGGTGTTTTTGCTATGTCAACAAGAGCGTCCCATACGCCTTTGAAGATCTTCTTTACACCCTGCCAAGCTTTTTTCCAATCACCGGTGAACACTCCCGCTATGAACAGCACAACGCCTTTAAGTGCTGAAATGATGTTCTTCACGGCGTCAATTATATTGCTTATGACATTGCCTACTGTCTTTATTATCTTGCCAAGCACACTGCTGACTATCGGTCCAAGTATGCTCACAAGCCAGTTCACAACAGGTGCTATGGCTTTGTTGTAAATGCTCAGAACGCTTGTGATAAGTGTTCCAACAAAGTCGAGGAACTCATCAAGCAGAGGTTTCAAGTGCTCCGTCCAAACGCTGTCAGCAACGTCCATGAGCTTGTCAAACACAGGTTTCAAGACCGTTTCCCACAGGTTGAGAAATATGTTCTTTGTGGTGGCTATACCCTCGTTTATGCCGTCAAATATAGGCTGTCCCCACTCGTTCCAAAAGTCTGAAATGCTCTGCCAAGTATCGCTCCACAGTGTTTTCAAGGCGTTCAACACAGGCTGTGCAACGCCGTTCCACAAGGTATCGAAGATCTCTTTTATGTTGTCAAACAGTACGCCTAGCGTGTTCCATGTCTGCGTGCCAAAATCCGCCATTAGGGGTAATCCTACAGTGAGAAAGTTTTGCAGTATAGGGAACACTGCCACATTCCAGATATCAGAAAACACCTTGTTGAAGCTGTCAAAAAGTCCTATGCCTATCTTGCCAAGCGTGCTGAAAGCGGTCTGCATAAGCGGTGTAAAATCGTTTATAAAATAAGCTTTGAGCGGTTCGGAAAGCGACATTATATCACTGAAAACTCCGCCGAGTATCTGAGCAAGTTCAATGCTCTCTCTTTCAAGTCCGCTCCATATATCAGCGAAAATAGGCTTAAAATTCTTATCAAGATAGTCTGCAAACTTTTCAAACTGAGTTCTTACTGATTTGAAAAAGTCAGACAGCTTTTTATCTGCCTTACCCGTATCCACCTCAACGCTAGTCCCGGAAGGCTGCATTATATCCCCAGCTCCGCTGACCCCAGTGCTGTCTGACTTGCTCTCATCATTCAGCTTGTTCATCTGGTCAAAGCTTGCAAGTGAGCCTTCCTGTGCCTCTTGAGTCTGTTGTGCATTGTCGGCTATATCGCTGTAATTATCCGCTACCTGAGAGGTGCTTTTCACTATGCTTTGAGCCTCGTCTGCACTGTTGCTTAGTTCAAAACCGAACGCCTCTGAAAGTGACCTCGCTGCCCCCTGTGCCAAAGCTATGAGCTGTGAAAGCAGACTGTTTATCGCCTTGACAGCAGGCAGAAGAACGTTCATCAGCACAGTGCCGATAGTTGCTCCGAACTCTTTCCATTGTTCAGAAAGTATTCTTGTCTGGTTCGCCCAGCTGTCAGAAGTCTTTGCAAAGTCCCCCTGAGCAAGAGCCGTCTGTGACATAACGTAGTTGTATCTCAGCTGGACTTTTTCAGCCTGCGACATATCGGCAGTTGACTTCGTGATACCCTTTGAAAGTGCATACGCCTGCAAATTGGCGTCCGTCATAACAATACCGAACTGTTTGAGGGTCTCAGTTTCGCCTGTAAAAATTGATTTCAGCGCCGTGCTTGCTACGTCCTGACCGACATTATAAAATGACGCCATATCCGCCGACAGCCCTGTAAGAGCCATAGCCATATCGCTTGCACTGTCATTGGCAAGCCCCATTCCTGCCGCCATTGCCATGAAGTTTGAGCCTGTCTGCTTTGCGGTGAGCTTTGAAATGCCGTAGGTCTTTACAGCCGTGTCAGCGAAGTCCTCCATTTTCTGCTTTGATTCACCGAAAGCCGTGTCAACAACGTTCTGAACTTCCGCAAGGTCTGAGGCTGTTTCTATGGATTGCCTGCCGAAGTCCACAAGCTTCTTGACGGAGAATGCAGCTGTCAGAGCCATTGCAAGGCTTTTAAGTTTTGGCTTGATATCCCCCACCATATCGGAAAGGCTTTTCAAGCCCTTTTCAAAGCCCTCACTGTTTATGTTGGTGTCAAAATTCAAGCACCCATCAGCCATTGTCATTCACCTCCCGTCAGTTGTTTCAGAAACTCTTTGTCCTCGTTTTCAGCCCTCTGCTCTTCTGCTGAGAGCTTTCGTTTAAGGTCTATCATATTGCGGTGGTTTCTGTAAAACTCCTGCTCGTATTTTTCAAGCTTTTTGTCCTTGTTAAGCTTTTGCCGTATGCCTATAACAGACGAAAAAAGCCCCTCGCCTATCTCATTGAAATAGCCGAGAAAAGTCCACCAATGAAGATATTTTACCGTCCTCGTTTCAAAGCCTGCCGCCTTGTTCACCGCAGGAAAAATAATACTCTCGTCCTGCTCCCAGTCGATAGTTTTTGCAGGCTGAACACTCTCCTGCGGAACATCTCCACCGCCTACAAACCAATAAGCCTTGTTGACAGTCTCCTGCAAATGCTCTCGTGGGATATCCTCAGCGTAAAGGCATTTAAGACACACATAGCACTTTTCACGCTCGTCAAGTTCGGGGTCTGCAAAGGCTGAATATATCCGCAGTATGACCCGAAAATCCGAGTGTATGGCATACTCTCTGCCGTCTATTTCAAGGGCTGTTGGCAAACTGCCTATCATTTCAGTAGCTCCCTGAGCAGAGCCTTTTTGTCCTCGTCAGAAAGCTCCGCCACATTGACCGCAGGCTGAGCAATATGTTGATGAGCGATAACAGGTGCGGTGTACTTCTCCACCTTTTCTTCGAGCTTTATCTGAGCCGCAGTCTGTGCTGACTTTATCTCCTGCACCACCACAACAAGAAGCGCTTCAAGGAAGTTCACAAGCACAGGCTTGCCGTTTGAAGCCACAGAGAACACGTTCACGCTTCCAAGCGCCGCCGTACACACATCGCTTCCAAATATGTCATTGACCATTTCTCTTGCACGCTGGTCATACTCTTTGAGAAGCTGAGTTCTGTCCTCGTTCTTCTCACGTTCTGACACTTCTTCTGCGATATTGTCAGCATTGCTCATAGCGTCCTGTATCCTTGTGATGATACCAACGTCTGACACGTTTATCCTTATAACTCTGTTCTCGTCACCGTTTATAGCGTACTCTTTGTAATTGCCGCTGTTAAAATTTATTGACTGCATTGACATTTCTATCATCCTTTCTGTATTATGGCAAACAAAAAGCACTCCGCTCTGAACGAAGTGCTTTCATATGTTTGTCATATAGTTTATTCTTCCGTAGTCTTTGCAAACGTTGGCACGCCTGCCGCAAAGGTGACAGAGCCTTTCACTCTGTTTCCTGCAAAGGTGCAGTTGAACGGGATATTTACGCCCCCCTGTGGTCCGCCATATGACTGCGGCTTGACTATGACATCTTCCGTCCATGCGTCATACGCGCCTGTGGTCTTGTCAACGATGACTTCAAGCACGCTTGTCTTGCAGGCGTCGCCGGTAAGACGATTCATCATGATATCCTTGAGCTTTTCGTAAAGTGCGTCACCGGGCTTTGCATAGAATGTGTCAAGGTCGAACTCAGGCTCATAGCCGTTGTCCTCAACTGTGGTTTCATCAAGGATATTCTTCTTTGTGGAAGTGTCAGGGTTGAGTGCCACACTTGCGTCCTCAACGTCCTTGCCGAGAAGATACCAGCTTGGTGATGAGGCGACCGCTGCGAATGTAGTGTCAAGATAATGCAGAAGATGGCTTCTGTTGAGCTTTCCGCTCTTGTATGAATAATCAGGCATATGTTTTCCTCCTTTTATATCTGATACTGTGCCGCTATCTGCAATTGATACTGCACAGTATCGTTTGTGTTTTCATTTGGTATTGCATATATCATTCCGTTTGCACAGGTGAGCTTTTCAAGAACGCCTGTCCTTTCCTCGTCCTCTGTTATGGTAGTGAACGTGGTATCTCGGTGCTTGTCTGCATAGCTTTCAAGCCACATCTGCAATTCAAGCAATACGCCGCTGTTTGACATTCTGTCAAAGTCGTTCATAGACTGATACACAGCATAGAGAATGAAGTTGTGCTGTCTTGTCTGACCACCCAGAATATCAGAGCTTATAAGGCTGTCGCCTGTTGAGGACAAGCCGTAATTTGTTGGCGTATCGTCGGTAAAGTCGATATGGATATCGTTGCAAACCTCCGATATTTTCGGGAATTGCTGCAAGATATCTTTCACAAGCTCGATTATGTTCATTTCGCTTTGCCTCCCATTATCGCCGCCGCTCCTCTGAGTATTTGCTGTTTCTTGTCGGCTTTCATTCGCTCAAACCAAAGCTTACCGGCAAGTGGCTCTTTAAAAGTGCTGTAAACAAGGTCTTTGTCCGTCAGCACTTTCTTTTCTCCATGTCGGGCGTAAGACGAGCCTGTAACAGAGGATACCATAAGCTTGCCGTAATACTGATAGCGTGCGTAAGGTGCAAGATACTGTATCTTGCCGCTGCCTATTTTTGTGCCTCTCGTGGCAGACTTTCTCAGATTAGTGCTGAGGGTAGGTGTATACTTCACCATATGCCTTATGCACTCAGCGTCAATGAACTTTTGAGCCTTATCAAAGCGTTCTGAATACTTGCCTGCAAAGGACTTATCCCAAGTGATAGCCCTGCTGTCCATAGGCTGACCTATCTTCATTTCACGCTCACCTCCATATGTGGCAGACCACCGAACATATAATCATCAATGCTCATTACCGTAACAAAGTCATACTTCGCACGGAAGATTTTCATGCTCTCAGATATGCTCTGCGGCGTTTGATTATCGAACTCAAACTCGCATTTTCCTCTCACAAGCATATCCTTTGCAGGGGTTTTCGGCACATTATCATCATAGAAATACACCCTTGTGCTGTCTGAGGTCTGCATACCGCTTTTCACGATACTTCCCGACTTATTCTCACACCAGTAAACTTTCTCTGCATACTTCCGCACAAATCCCTCTGTCTGCTTGTCAAAAAGATACACCGTGCAATCGCTGTTTGCAAGCATTTATCTCACCCCTCTGTAAAGCAGCCCTGTTCCGCTGAGCCATTTGTACACGATATCGTGAACGGCTCTGTCAGCGTTCTGTCTGCGGATATCCGAGCTTTCATATGACTTCGACCAGCCACCAACGCTTTCGGAAGATACCCCCTGAGTGCCGCCCTCCTGCTCTGCCTTGAAGATATTCTCCGCAAGCTCGCAGCAGCACATTTTCACTTCTTCGGGGATATCGTTCTCGTCAACGTTGTCAAGGGTATATTGCTTCATAAGGCTTGTGGCTTGCATTGCATAGAAGTCAAAAGCGGCAGATATGTCAGGCTCTCTGCCGCAAAGATAAACGCCTATATAATAGCTCTCGCTTGCATATGCTTTCATACTGCCGCACCTCTTTACTTCTTGAATCTTGCAAGCACTACCTTTGACTGATCTGAGATAGCCACAGTGTAATGCTTGTCAGCAGATATATCTGTGCAGCGCTTTGTGCTTCTTCTCTCTGTTTCAACGTTGGTGTCACGCTTGAGGTAGATAGTCAGAGCTGATGTTTCGTCCTCTGTTTCAGTATCAGCGTTGAGCTTGATGATAGGGCATATGTAGAAAGTGCCAGCCTTAACAGCGGCGTTCTTTACAACATAGTCACCCACCTTTGGAGTGTAGCCATCTGCACAAGGCGTTACTGAGCCGAGCTTTATCTGTGAAGCAGTTGGTGAAGCTGTGCTGTCTGCAACAACTTCCTTTGCACCCTCTGCATCGCTGTCAACTCTCACATACTGTTCTGGGATAGCCTCGTTAAGTGAAACTTTCTTTGACGGAACGATACGGCAGTTCGCTATTTTGCCTATCTCGCCTGTCATTACCACATTGCCGTCATACTTATCGGCAGAAATAAAGTTCGGGTCCTTTCTAAGCTGTGAGTTCTGATGAGGATTAATAAACATAGCCTTTTCGGTGTTCAGCTCCTCATTGAACTTGTCAACAGCGTCAACAATGCCGCTGTAAGAGATAGCAGAAGCCGAGCCGTCATAGATGAGCTGGGCTTTCATAAGTGCGTCCATGCTGTCTGCGTCCACCTTAGAAGCAATAGACATTGCAAGCTGTGAAGTCGCCTGACCTACAGGGTTGCCATAGCCGCTGAGAACAGCCTCGTCGGTTATCTCCACCGCTTTCATGGCTTTCTTTACCTTAGCCTGAGTGGAGTCTGTTTCAAGCTTGACAGTTTCGGCTTCAACGCCCTCTGCAACATCAACTGCGTCGCCGATATACTTATACTGCGGCACTGTGATAGTGTCTCCGGGCACGCCAACGAGCGTTCTGTCTATCTTCGCAAAGGGAGATACAGTTATCTTAGACTCTATCTTTGCGTCGATCATATCACTCATTACCTCAGGATCGATAAGGTCGGTGATCTTTGTCTGCTCTGCGAAATACTGCATAGAAATTCTAATGCCATTTGTCATTTTCATAATATCCTATCCTTTCAACTGTTCGTATTTTTCGGGGTCTGTTCGTTTAAGTTCCAACCTCTGCATATACCCCATTTTTGCAAAGGTTTCCTTGCTCACTTCACCTGCGGCAGGCGTTCCTGTGGGAGCAACCGGGTTCTTGATAGGCTCGGAGCTTTCAAAAAGATAATCGTTATCTTTCTTCACGTTCTCAATAGCCGTCTTGATATCCTCAGCCTGATTTTTGGAAGCTTTGAGAGTTTCCACATCAAGCAAAGCTTTAAGAGCCTTGACGTTTCTTGCCTTGCTTGCCGAGATAGCGTTATCAAGGGTAGCGTCAAACTCCATATCAGATATCTTCGCCTGATACTCGGTATCTTTCTTAGCAAGGTCAGCGGTGAGCTGTGCGACTTTGCCGTTAAGCTCCTTGACGTCCACGCCCTCAAATTCTTTGAGAGAGTTCTGTGCGGTATCAAGGCTGTCCTTATAATTATCACGCTCCACCTCAAGACGGCTTTTCACCTTTTCAAACTCAGCCACAGTCTTATAATTCTCTGCCACCTGTTTTGTGATGTCCTGTTTCTTGTCCTCAGGGATAACGATACCCAGAGCGGCAAGGATCTCAAAAATGTTTTTCATATGTTTGTCCTTTCTACATAGCTTATATACCGCTCTGTCTGCGGTGTGAAAGTCTGACAGTTTAACGTCATACCAAGGACGAAATGGTATGAAAAAAGCACCCGTTAAGGTGCTTAGTTCCGATGTTTGGGTATAAAAATACCGCCCGACCTTAGCCAAGCGGTAAAAAAATATCATTTGAAATACTCTGTAAGTTCAACTTCTGAATCAATATACACAGCGTCAATATAATAACTGTTGTGTACGATTATCTTCTTTCCGTTTAATTCATATATCTGCGTTTGTGAGCCGTCAACATCTGTCAGCATATCGGACCGTTCAATGCCTGGAATATGCTTTTCCAATGCCGCACATTGCTTTTCAAAAATTTCTTTGTCCGCAGCCGTGCAAATATTGTATTCATATTTCTTCATTGTGATCCTCCAATCCATACCTTTTATCTACTGATCTTCGTGTTTTTACAGCGGTCTTCAAAGTGTCTGCTATAGCTTCTTCTCTGCTCATGTTTTTTCGTACCATTTTATTTGATACCAAGTCTTCAAAAGAAATGATAGGTTCGGTCTGGTCAAGGGTTTTACGAGCTTTTTGATCTTCCATTAACTCTCTTGCCTGAAAGCGATATTTGTTACGCAGTTCACAAGCTTGTCTTGCCTGTTCTTCAATAGACTTGCTTTTGTCGATAAGCTGAGGAATATTTTTATTATGGTGTCTGTACCACTTTCGCACGTCTATATCAGACATCTTACCTTTCATATCAATTATATCACTATAATCTTTTTGCGTCAAGTCTATCTTGGTTTTTCCCACCCCGATATTCCCCAGTCCGTCGGCGTTTACACGCTCTCTCTGCTGAGGCAGGCCCATTGCTTTTGAAAACCTTGTATACTCCTGGGAAGTGCCACGATATCGGCAGCGTGCGTTGATGATATCTTCCTCATCAGCACCTGCCTCTTCAAGAAGATGTATTTTCTGCCGCTGAGCTCTCATTGCAGTCTCAAGCTTTCTTTGTCGCTGTAAAGCCTCATACTTTGTGTACTCTTTATCGCCGTATTTAACAGGCTTGTTCTCCTCTGCATTCATCTGTGCAAGCTCCTCATCTGTGTAGGAACGCTCAGATATGCCGGGGATAAAGGGGTAATAATCGTGATAGCAATTCGCTCCGCACAGACCTGTCACAGTACCAAGACCGCAGATAGTTTCAAGCTCTTTTTTGCTGTAGACCTTGCCCTGCCATTCTTGGTGAGAGGGTCTTGCTCCGCTGTGCCAAGTGACTTCAAAATAGTCCGTGCCAAGCTCTTTGGCGTTGTCCTCATTCATTTTTGCGGTTAGCTGTGAAAGCCCTGTCATCACCGAACGCCTTGCGGCTACGTCTGCCCTGTTGCTCCAGCCTGTGGCATAGTCCACAGTACGCAGACCTGAGTTCGTCATATCCGAAATGACTTTCTTTATGACCGTGTTATAATCGAACGCTCCGCTTGCTATGCCCATTATGGCGTTATCAAGACTCTGCTGATAGAAGTCTGCCGCCTGCGTGAATTTCAGCTTGCCGTCAGGCTGTTTTACTGCAAATCCGAGTGACTGAGATATGTTTTTAAGCTCCCCCGAAGTCTGCTCCGATACAGCCGACAGCAGCCTTTGCAGACCCTCATTTTCTTCAAGGGGTATCCGTGCCTTGCCTTTGGTCTTGTATATGCTATCGTCCCATTCATAGCCTTTTTGCAGGATTTCATTGTACAGCTCTTTTATCTCAGCTTTGGAGAGGTCAAGGTTTTCGGCTATGGCTTTCTTTATCTCACGCTTGCTCATTCCAAGCTCGTGAAGCCTGTATATCTGCCAATCCGCCGAACGTGTTATCTCGCCGTTTATCTTTATCCTGCGGACGATATCCTCCATTATCTGCATTTCAAGGTCACGCAGAGGCTTGTCAAGCACCATTGAAACTCGCTCTATCTCGCTTGCTTTGAGCATTATTCTATCACCTCTGCGGTGCTGTCGGAGGTCATTTTCTTAGCCGTTTCCTCGTCCTCACCATACCATTTCATTCGGTATTCCCACAGTGGCATAATGCCCATAGAAACGTCCTGACGATCGCTTGCACGCTTTGTTTCATCATCAGCAAGGATACTGTCCTCGAAGTTTACAGACAGCTCATAACCGCTTTGAGTAAGCCCATTATAAAACGCCAGCGAATAGCAGAGGTCTTCGAGGCAGACACGGAGATTATTCTGTATCGCCGTGACAGTATCGAACTTTCTCTGCTTTGATGACTTTATCTCTGTGGCTGTCTTGTCAACTGTCTGTGGGTTTGAGATATCCCCATAGGACAGCCCCACAGCAAACTCTATCTCACGCTTGTATTCTTCAAGTCCTGCAATAAAATCAGCCTGCCTTAACTGCGGTGAGAACTCGTGATAAAAGTCACCGCTCGTGCCAGCCGACACGTTTACCCCTCTGAAAAGCCGTTCATTGAGCTTTGGCATTTCTGCACGTTTCTTACCTGTGAACGGGTCTGTCACAGGTCTTAGCACAGCCTCGTCAACGTCTATGGCACGCTCACCAGATTCAAACTCCCAATCGAGCCTGCCGAATTGGATATCAGCTTTTCTTATGACTTCTTCCGCCCCTGCGAACACTGATACGCCTGAATGTGAACCGTCAACTGTATTGTCGATAGGGTTGACATAATAGCCGAAAGAGGGTCGCAGCATAAGGGGATAGGCTATCTTAGGGATAAGCTCTGCCCACTCTGAAACAGCTGTGAGGGGTATCTCAGCACCAAGAGACACGCCGTCATTGGAACGGAAAGCCCTGTTTGTGATAGTCAGTCCTTTTTCATAGTCCAGAGCGTGATATTCAAGCCTTATGCGGTAATCATTATCGCCCATGCGTTTTATCTCAGGGAAAATGACCTTTATAAGCCTGCCGTTCACGTCATACTCCACAGGAATAAATTGCGACTGCGGAACATACTGCACCTTATCAGCACCCAGCGGCTTTATTATCATTGCTCCTGTTGCAAGACCTCTTTGCAGATTTTTGTTGAGGTTTTCAAGGGCGTTTTTCATTATGGCATCAAGCTTATCGTTGGAAACTTTCAGGGCCATTTCATTGATAGCCGTGTTTGCAAACTCCCTCACAACAGCGTGTTCAAGCCGCAGAGAGTGAACTCCCTTGGGTGCTGCCTTACCTGCATACATTCTGTCCCACTTGTCGATAGCTCTTATCATACTATCCGTCACGGCAATATCAATACCGTAAACGCCCTTTATATCTGACTTTGAAAGCATTCTGCTTATCCACTCCCTTATTTTTGAAATAATGCCCATAGCTTACTGACCCCGCCTTTTCCATACTCTTTCCATTGCATACCGAACGGCGTCGATAACGTGGTCATTGCCGTCGGGATAGCCGCTTATAACGTTGCCCTCTTTATCCCTGTCATACTCACAGTTGATGAACTCCTCACAAGCCACAGGACAACGCTTGTTATCTATAACGATACTTCGCAGAGATTGCAGCCACTTATATGAATACTCCCTGCTGTTAGGGCCTTTCTCTGCGCCTCTCGCAAGCAAGCCGTATGCTCTGTAATCCTCAACAGACTTATTCTCTGCACTGTCGCAGGTGATAAGATCGTTTGCCGTGATACCAAGCTCCAGCAAATGCTTTGCGGTATCAATGTTCTTTGTTTTGTTGCAGGTGTACTCCTGCCATATGAACAGTGTATGCTGAGCAGGAGCGTAATGCACTCTGACAAAAGCGTAAAGGTCGGGATACCAGCCCCAGTCAACGCCGTTATAGATGTTATCGAACTGTGCTATCTCGCTGTCGGTTATCTCTCTTATGAGGACGTTATCGAAAACATTACCGCCTGTGCCGTTTGCAACGCCCATATACTCGTTCTCATAGGCAGTGGGATTGGTTTCTTTGAGAAATTCGGCGTCATCAAGAAAAGGCTTGCCAAGCCACTTTTTCGGCACAGTAAGATAAGTGCTTTCGGTAACGAGTCTGTCCGTTCTCGGCACTTTGATGTACTTATTCGCCCAGTTCTGAGCCGATTTTGGAGGGTTGAAAGACTTGAACTTATATGCTCTCTCGCCGCCTCTTATAACAGACTGTTCTATCGTTCGCACAGCATCTTCACCGCCGAACTGGTCAAGCTCCTCAAACCACACGATGCCGATATAGCCAAAAGGAGGCTTGATAGACTTCATCTTGTACGGGTCATCAGCACCACGAAAGTATATTTTCTGCCCTGTTGAAATGCGTGTGATCTCAAGGGGCGACTTTGTGCAGGCAAACTCATCATCAAGACCAAGTGCAGATATTGCCCAGAGTATCTGAGAATAAACGCTGTCTTTAAGAGTATTCGCCACAGAACGCAGGACGCAGGCGTGCATATTCTCGTTCTTCATAAGCAGGTCGATAACGTTCAGACCGCAGAATGAAGATTTAGTCGAACCACGTCCGCCAGGGAAAACATACTCGGAATGTTCCTGCTCTGCAATATCGAACAGTACAGGCGAGAACGCAGGAGCAACAAGGCTCGCAGGGATACCGCTGTACACCTTATCAGGCATAGAAACAGGCTCAAGCTTTTGTTTTTCAAGCCTGAGCCTTGCGTTATCGTATTTTATCTTATGTTTGAGCATATCGTCATCACGGATAATGTCACGCAGCTCTTTCACCGCCGCAATGTCCCCTTGCTTAGCCCTTGCCATAAGAGCCGCATTCACAAGAAGCATATTGTTTATGAAGTCGGGGTCAAGGCTGTTAAGGTCAATGCCCTGCTCCACGAGGAACTCATAGTCCGCTCTGGTATTGGCAGGCTGTTCAAGCAGGAAGTCCATCACCTGTTTCATAGTCTTTTTACGCCTGCGGACTTCGCCTGATTTTTTACCGCCTTTTGCACCATTTTTTCGAGCTTCACTCGAGCTTGGAACTATTAAATTCTGTTCATTCGGCATTCACCTCACCTCGGTTTTTACATTAGCTCATTGTGTACAACATATCTCTGATAATATATGCTAATTCATGATGATACTCTTTGATTCTTTGTAAGTATGTAAAATAGATAGCCATATTTTTATTAATATCATTAATATCCTTGCTCGATTTAATATCGAGCATTGTCTTACGATACTTATCATCATACGTAAAATCACCCAAACGCATAAATTGGAGATTTTGACTTATAACAGGATCATTAAGTTTAAAATTATACCCAAGTTCTAAGGTTCTCTGTACTATGCCTTTGAATGACTCAAGCAAAAACTCGTCACTTTTATCCTTATATTCCCCATGTCTTGCAATTAATTCAAGCACTTCACAATATAATTCATTTACGTTTTCATTATTTACATTTGTCATACAAACAACTCCTTGTTTTAAATTTAACAAATTAATATAGTATTCAATTTGCTTTGCTTTTATTATAATATATATTTTGAAAATGTCAATGCTTTTTTTATAAAAAAATTAACTAAATATATTATAATAAACTTAGCCGATTTTATAGGTTATTTAGAAAAAATAATATTTGTAAATTTAATAAGGAAAATTGATCTACCAACGAATTCAATACACATACTTATAATAGCACACTTAATCGCCAACAACGCAAAAGGCACCCCATAGGAGTGCCTCTCACAAATATATTATAAGGAGTTTTGTAAATGGTGGAGCAGATGTTGAGCTGGCACGCTCTCGACCTGCATAAGCCCCTTACGGGGCTTAGAAAATTGGAGGTGATTTCAATGAAAGTACAAGTCTGAGGTACATCTACACTTTCCTCAGTTTAAATTATAACATAGGTAAAACGAACAGAGCGAACAAGTTTAAGCATTTTGCAAAAATCTTTTGACCGCCATTCTACAGCCGTCCGCCGTGCCTCCGACCTTGTGTCCTATCTGTATCCAAGTAAAGCCTTTTACAAACCTGAGTACAAATATCTTCCTCATTTGTCTATCTTCTATCCCCTTGATGAACTCCTCCACAGCCCTCTGCTCACGCTCTAGTCGAGCCTGTTCGCACAGCAGTGAAAGTGTATCGCCACTTGGCAGAAAGCCGTCTATGCGTGTGCTGTGTGGTGTGTAGGACGGTGGAGTGCATACGCTTATACTGTCGGCAACGTACTTGCCTGAAAGCTCTGCCTTGATGTCCTCAATGGCTGAGGCGTTCCTGCGGTAGGCTTTCAGGCGTGACATGGTCATTGGGTCAGCCATTAGCAACACCGTCCATTCTAGCTCCGCAGTTAGGGCAGTAATTTATCTCACCGTGTGGATACTGAGCTATAAAGTGAATGATTTCACAATTATTGCATCTAAGCTGATTAGGTGTGTTTGTATTCTCCCATGTTCCACGCTTGACCTCCTGCACGTCTGCGGTAGGCTGTTCATTGATTATGTCAACAATGCTGCTGTTATCACCCAGAATGCCTGTTATGCCCTTTTCGTATATCGGCATACACGCCGCCGATAATTCGTTAATCAGATTGTCTGCGTCAATATATCTTGCCATTGTTATACCTCCTCATTATTCAAGCCAGATTTTGCTATATTCGTCGAAACTTCCAACAAGCTTATCAAACGCTCTCACTTCGGTGCTGTATTCATACCAGTCTTTTGCGTCCGCTTTGTCATATGCCGTTTCAATGTCCTTTATGATCTGCAAATATGAGGTATTTTGGTCTTTCAAGATATCAAAAGCAGCTTTCAAATAGTCATATTTGTATTGGACGTTAAGGTAAGACACTGCAAGCCCAAAGCATTGCCCACAAACGGACAGCAGCTCGTCCTTCGTAAGACGTTTAAGTCTCTTTGCGCTCTCACTTGATGCACATTTCGTGTCATATGACGAAAGTGCAAAGTAATCTTCTTCAAAGCTATCATATCCATAGCATTTGAACGGACTATTTCCGTTTAGCATTATTCCGACAAAAAAATCGTCAAAATGTTCTGACACGTAGGTATCGTTGACAATGTCCCTCAAACTATCACACTCATACGAAAGGTCTGAGAACATCATTTTAAATTCCTGTTCCTGCTCGTCATCTCCGTCAAGTGCGTTGAGAAGCGTATCATCATCGCCGCTGAAGTAATACTGGTATTCCTCACAAACGGAGCTGATATCGTATAGCTGAGATGTTATTTCCTCAAAGTTGAGCTGCGATACAATCGCTTTCTTATAGCGCAGGTTTTTGGCTTTTTCAGCTTTTGTCACTTTTCTCCCTCCTAAAACGTCACAGTAACATTTAACACTGCCGCTGCTAACCAGTAGACAGCTTTTTTGTAGTCTTTCTGCACGGCGTATACGACCGCCGCTCCCACGTCCAGCAGGATCAGCAACAACGGGAAGATGTATTCGGGCTTAACCATGTTACCCCTCCTCAAATTGTAATATTCATTTTTCATCTGGCAACACCGTCCATTTTAATACCGATACCATTCACGTCAACAGCCGTATCAGCAACACCGAAAATAACTTTGCCTATTGCTGTAGATACGTCACCTTTGTGATAATTGTCTACGGTCATCTTGAATCCCATTCCTGATATCGTTACCTTATCCTCCACCAGATTGACAGCCCTGAAAACCTTGCCGTGCATAGCGTTCTCATACACACCATGCAACTTTTCCAGTTTATCCTGACTTACGCCTGCCTCCCACAAGATAGATGAAAGCTTATGCTCGTCTATGGTCGGCATCTTGGTCTCGTGAGCGTTCTGGTCAACGAACGTGGAAATCTTATCGTTCACTGCGGTGATAAGATCATAGTCAAGCTCATCACCCACAACGCTTGTGAGGATATCCTTGAAAGTTTCCTTTTCGTTCTGACAGGTCATTGAGAACTCGCAGCCCAAAAGCTCCTCAACAACAGAAGTATTCGGCTTTTTTGCGTTTTTCGTGTAGTAAAGCACTCCGTTGATATCAGGTGCACGGTCATTGAAAAGAGGAAACAAAAAGCCATCGCTTGGAAGCTCAACAATTCTGTCGCATGACTCTTTCTTAGCGATAGAGTTGTCCTGCTCATCATACACAAGCCCGTCAATACGCAGATTTACAGGGCAAAGAGCTGTCACAATAAAGTTATAATCAGTGTCAGCTTCGTCCTCAAACTCGTCCATTTTGTTCTTTTTCAGCACAGAATATGTACAATGTGCCATGAAAATGGTATATGTTGACACATACTCCACCTTTTCCACAATGGCATTCAGAAAATTATCAACCTTTTCCTCATCAAGAAGCTTGCTTTGCAGTGTTTCATACATGAAAGGCTGTGCGCCACCCTCAAGATATGCGCCCTTCGGAAACGAATATTCCAGCAGATTTTTGCCGATAGAACCGCTGAGTACCTTTTTCAGGTTTATCATTATAAGCTCCGCCTCGTCCTGCGGAATAGTGTTGTAAAGCTGATTGGTCTTGCACTTTATGTTCTTTTCAGCGTCCACAAATGCCGTAACAAC